GTTTCGATGATCCAGATGCTGTTGGCGTTGGGTGCCGTGGGCAGGGCAGAGGTGAGGTTGATGACCTTGCCGGCGATACTGGCGACGCTGCGGGCGGCCACCGTGCCATCCGGGAGGATGACAGATAGCGTGGCGCCGCTCGATGTCAGGCCGGTTGCGTCATCGACGGTGATTGCGGTGGTAGTTGCGGAGGCAATGCGGCCACCGCGACGGGCGCCAGCTCGCACGGGGTCGCTGACCTCGATGATCTGGCCAGTCCGCACCACCACACCGGCGTCGATGCTGGCGGAGAAGCTGATTACCTCGCCTTCGTATTGCTCCGAGTAGAGAAGCCACTCCCCAATTCGACCAGCTTGCCCACGACTGGTGCAGGCAAAGGCGCTGATCTCGGTGGTGATGGCGCCGTACTTAGAGATCGATGCTTGGTCCTCGACGACCTCGTAGCTGATATCTCTCAGCTCAAGATCTAAGTAGCTCACTACGGCTACATTTGGCCGTGTCTTTAGACTGCTGCCCGAATAGCTGAAACCCTCCTCAGAGACGTTCGCCAGCGTGAATAGATAGGCGGAGTCAGCGGGGCGGTCTTGGCTGATGGTCAGCGCCCCAGTGCTCCAGTAGGGCATGGCCCGGAACACCGAACACATGTCATTGATCAGCTTGTAGGCGTCTTCCTGCGTTTGGATGTTGATGTTGCAGGAGAAGCGGGGCTCTTGACCGCCGAAGCCGTCAGGTACCAGTTCAGCGCAATACTGGCTTGCGGAGTAGAAGGCCCACTTGTCCAGCTGCGCGGCACTGATGTGCTGGCCGAATCCGTAGCGGGTTGAGGTGAGCAGATCCCACAAGATCCAGGCGGGGTCGCTGCACCATTGCGCAGCACCAAAGCTGCCATTCCACACGCCTGCATAGATCAGGCGGCCGGTAACTGAATCGACAGTGGCGTTGTTGGGGATGCGGACCTTGATGCCACGCACCAAGAAGGAGCGCGAAGGGATGGAGTTGAATTGCTCAGCGTCGATGCGTACTGCCACCAAAGCGCTGTTGGGGTAGCGCAGCTTTGCGTAAGTGATTTCGGTGTAGCTCGACCAGCTGAAGGCGTTTGTGATTTTTACTGATTCGCCCCCTGGGGCGTCCTGCTCTGAGTTGTCGTCGGTGATGCGAGTCACCTTGATATTGACAGGTTTGGATCCAGTCAGTGTGATTAGGTAATCGCGCTGGTATAGATCGGCTGTCCGGCCTCTGATTACGTCATCAACAACAACGGTGTAACCCCCGCCTGAGTATTGCGTGGAGATTTGAAATCTGAAAACACTGCCAACAATGTCACCCTGATCCGTGATTCGCTGCAGGGCAGGAATGTTGATGGTGACGCGGACGGCATCGACTGCGGTGTCTGTGATACTGCGAACGACTGGCGTTGCCTGGAGAACTGTTACGCCAACAGCGACCTCGTTCTCAACAGCGTCAACAGTTGGGATGTAGTCCTGGTTCTGTGTTCCGTTGCGTGTCCAGACTGTTACGTTGTTGAAGTTGTATGAGTTGTCTTGATTTTGTAGGGGAGTGTTATTGATGAAGATAGATTTGTGGCCGTCTTTGAGCCCTTGGATTTCGCCTTCGCTGATGAGGTCGATGAGGTTGGCATACTGCCTTGAGTTGAGCGTGTCGGCAGCTTCGGTGGGCGTATAGGTCTGCGGACCACCGCCACTGCTGCGGTCTTTGCCGCCACCGCCACCGCCACCAGAACCGCCAATCCGTTTCATGCCGTCACCTGTTCAGTGTCGATGCCTGCTGAAATCACAATTGAGCCCACCAGTGTCTCGCCGTAAACGATGGGCACTGGAGTGCCTTGGCGGCTGGTGTTTTGTATTCCACTAAAGGAATAACTCTTGCGGGGGTCCTTGGCGGTGTCAACCGTTGAGGGGGTGCTGAGTGTTGGGACAGGTGTAAGCAGCTGGGCTACGCCGCCAAGCACTAGAGAAACGCCGATACCAGCAAGGACAGTGCTAACGGAAAGTGGGGCCGCAAGGCCCAGCAGGCCAATAGTTGCACCACCTGTAAAAAAGGCAGCAGCAATTAAGCCGACGCCAACAAGAATCCGCCCCGTAGCGCCAGCGCCGGCCACCACTGGCACGATCTTGATCTCTTGGCTGCCGGCTGGATCGTGGATCTCGTCAAGCGATAGGTCGTATCTGCCGACGCTTACGCGGTAATGCTGTTCTGCCATGTGGCGTTCCAGCTGGGGGAAGTTGGTTACAAGGAAGCGCACAGCCTCAGCTGCGTTGGAAACTTCGGCTTTAAACTTGCGGCGCTTCAGGAACTTGGCCAAGCGCCCGTAGATGCGGATTGTGCGCAACATCACGTCAGCTCTAGCCTCCCTGCATCGTAATGGCGGAGACGGCGGCCAGTGCATTTCTGCAGCCAGCCGCCGTACATGTCGCGACTACTGAGCCGGCCGCGAATGTGGTGCAGCACCAGCTGGTCGCCGATGTAAACGCCGACGTGATTGAGGCCGGAACCGCTGATGTTCATGAGCAGCGCATCGCGGGGCTGCAGCTCTTCCTCTTCGGCCAGCTCGCGGAAGCCGGCTTCTTTCCAGTAGCGATCAAACAGGGGATCTGCCTCAAATGCCTCTGGCGTCAGCGGGCGCTCCCAGTCGGGTAGTTGCAGGCCATGCTCGACGTACCAGTCACGGGCCAGCGTCCAGCAGTCGGTAATGCCCCATGCCCATTCGCGGCCGACTAGGGGTGCCTTGTAGCCGGATGGTTCGCAGCCGCCCCACACCTCGGTTTTGGGGTTGACGATATGCCACGGTAGGCCGCTGTTTTCGCAGGCCACCAGATCAGGGCCGCTGGGTTGTGGCGGGGTGACCGGATGGCTATGGACCACCGCGATGATTTCGCCGGCATCTTCGGCGGCTGCGTAGTCATCCGGGTTGAGGATGAACTGGTCTGCACCGGTGCAGAGGTTCTGGCACGGCCAGTAGCGTTCGCGGCCTTTGACCACCACCAGCAGCCCGCAGGCTTCGCGTGGATCCTCGGCCTTGGCGTGATCAAGTGCTGCGGTACGCCAGGTCATGAGGAGTAGGTGCCCACGCCGGGGAATGAGCCAAAGGGCAACGGGGCTGTTGAGCCAAAGCGGATTTGGCAGCTGCTCAATCGTTTGCCGCAGACATCTTCTGGCGCGGTGGCGACGCTTTGATCGTTTTCGTTGTAGTAGGAAGTGCCGGTGTAGCTACACTCTGCAGACCTGTAGGCCCACTGGCAAATGTTGCTGATGCACTGGCGTCGGGGTGCACGTACCCCGATCAGGTCAAATGCTGCTGCAAGTTCAAACTCCACCGCATCGCGGGTTTCGACTGACTTGCGGTCGATGTAGTAGACCTCGCGTGGAAACTCTGCTGTCGGGTCCGGGGTGCCGTAAGGGTTGACGTCACCGGGGAAGTTCACCGCATCGATGTAGCGGGCCAGGGTGCGGATCCGGGACACCTTGGCACCTTCCAGGCCCTTTGGCAAGGTCAGCAGGATTGCGGTGATGGTGCCCATGATGTTGCTGCAGCGCAGGCGTGGACGCGGCAACGAACCCTTGCCTTCATAAGCAAAACCGTCTGCCTCAATGGGAAACCGGAGGTAGCTATTGCCGGCCCACACCAATTGCCCGCCGGCATTCAGGTTGGTGCCAGCGTGGAAGCGGTAAATGTCGGCTACGCCGTGTTGCGGAACGTTCAGCTCCAGCACGAATAGCTCGATAACGGCGCTGGGCGCGATTGCCTGAAGATCAGAAACGGGGACGGTCACGGCTCAAATACCTGCGTGAAGGTCGCGTCAATCTTGCTGCGATCAAAATCAAATAGCTCGCGCGTCCAGCTAGGGCAAATCCACTTGTAGCTGACGGCTTCACCTGGAGGGGTCCAAGTGAAAGAAGCGGCATCAGCGGCCCGAGCGTCTAGGAATGCTTCGATGACATCGGCGTCATCGTCGGTTACGTTAAAAGACAATCGCCATTCCTTGGGGTTTTGGTTGAGGCCGAACGTGACGCGCTGCTGGTAACCGTCGCCAAATTGCGTAGTGCGAATCTTTGGCTCGCTGCTTTTGGTGGCCGAATACGTCGGTTTGTAGTTAGGGAAGGTAGCCATTACACCAGCAAGCCTCCAGGGCGTTTTTGTTTGATGAGTTCTTGCTGGACGGCGGCAGCAATGACGCGGCCCAGTTGGTTGCCCTGTTGGTCGTTGCCTTCTACTTTACTGCCGCTGGCATCAACGTTCACTACAACACTGGTGCTGCCGCCACTGCCCAGCTTGTCGTTGGGCACGATGGACCCGCTGCGGCCAGGCACGAACAGTTCAGGGCCACGCTCGCCGACAAGATATGTCGAGCCACCGGTGACGGGTCCGCCGTTGGCGCGTTTCATAAACAAGCCACCCAGCAATCCGCCTCCGGTGCCAGTGCCGGACATTGCACCAAATAGGGCAAAGTTGATCGCGACATCCAGCACTTTGTTAGCAATGTTTTTCAAAACGCCACTAGCCACTTCGCCTAGTGTCTTGGTCCCATCAACGGCGCCTTGTAT